TGACCGTGCTGAAACTGAGCGCGAATTAGATGCTTTAGACATAGATTACGACAGCCTGGTTATGAAGCCAAGCGAAGAAATCAGCTCCCCAGACTTCAAAGAAGAAGCCGCATCGAGGCTTTTAGAGGTCTATAACGTAATGATTGCTATAGATAATGACCCAGATAATCGCGAAAGATTTAGAAAGCTAGGCATTACAACGGTAGACGTAGACGAAATACCGGATACACCTAGCGAGCGACAAGTAGATCTAACTCCTCCCGCATACTTCCGAGCCTCGGCACGTCGCGGACTCCAATGGGTAGATGAAGGTCGAGCAGGTGCTGGATTACTACCACGCACAATTCGCGAGGCTAGAGCGATGGCAGAAGGTAACGTAACCGCTGATAAGTGGGTAAGACTTCGCGCTTTTCTTGCTCGGCATATGGTGGACTTTGACGCACCAGCCGCGAACCCAAATAATGAAAATTATCCAAGTCCAGGCGTAGTAGCGATTGCACTTTGGGGAGGCGGAGGAACGCGTAGATCTGCTATGCGTGCTATGACCTATGCCGAAGGCATCGTTGCTAGACTGGAAGAAGAAAATGAAGGCCGCACGAAAGGCGAAACCTTGAATAAGTTAGAAACAAGAGAGTTCGAGTTCGGTTTAGAACTTCGCGAGCAAGGCGACGAAATGAGCCTTACTGGTTACGCGGCTCTATTCAATTCACGTTCGGAAAATCTAGGCGGATTTACCGAAGTAATCGCGCCAGGAGCGTTTTCACGCTCGCTAAAGTCGCGAAATGACATAAAACTTCTATGGAATCACGACACTAGCGCGGTTCTAGGTAGCACTCGCGCCGGCACTTTGAAGCTTTTTGAGGACGAAAAGGGCTTGCGAGTCGAGGCAATTTTGCCAAATACTACTCACGGACGCGACGCAAAAGAACTTATCAAGCGTAAAGACGTTACCGGTTTTAGCTTTGGATTTACTATTCCAGGTCGCGGAGGCGATGAGTGGAACGCCGAAGGAACCGAAAGAACCCTAAAATCAGTTCGTCTTCACGAAGTCAGCTTGACACCGTTCCCCGCATATACAGCAACTAACGGAACGGCCCAGGTTCGAGGACTCGACAAACTAGCCAAGCGTGCTGAGGTCGATGCCGATGCTCTGGCAGACTCGCTTATTAAGTTGGAGCAGGGCGAGGAAATTACTTCCGCAGATCGCGACCTACTAATGAAGGTTATCGACAGCGTTAGCCCAGTAATGCCAGCACCATCCGAAGAAGTTGTGGACAACTCGCTAGAGCTTCTTGCCCTAAAGAAAAAGAAGCTAGAGTTTTTAGCTAAGGTTCTCTAATGGCAAGCTACGACGACATAAAGGCAACGATTCTAAAGGTCGCTGGAAACCCAAGCGCCGGAATTATTGCGGATCTTGCTCACGAGTGGGCGCTTGAAATTGAAAAACTAGACTCCGCCTCCCAGCGGTCAGAAAAAGAAACTAGAGTAACCAAGCCAGCCGAAATACGATAACCCCTAATCGTGGCTGCCAAGTCGCGTTTCTTCCCGCCAGCTTGCTCTTGGTCTGGCGGGTTTCTTTTTGCCTACACAACGTAGGCTAAACTTTTATTACGGATTGTGAGTTAGCTCTGCCGTTTTAGTCGAGTGTTAGCACCACTAATTCCAACTAACAAATAAGGAGAAGTAAATGTCTGAGTTCATCAAGACCCAGCAGGAACTTCGCGCAAACCTCTACGAGCAGGTTAAAGACGTTATTGAGGCCGCTGAGGCCGAGAAGCGTGGACTTGACCAGGCTGAGCTAGACAAGATTGCACGCATCGAAGCAGATATGAACAAGGCTTCTGAGGCGATTGCAGTTGCTCAGCGTGCCGAGGAGCGTAAGGCAGAAGTTTCCGCAGCAGCAAAGGGATTCATCCCAGCAACCGAAACACGCGACAGCGCCGAACTATTCCGCGCGATGGCACGTGGCGAGGTTCGTTCACACAACTTCGCGCCAGAAAAGCGCACACTCATCCCAGCAACCGCAACCGTGCCAGTCGGTTTTCTAGACCGCGTATACGGTCTTGCAAGACTCGTAGGCCCGATGTTGGATGTATCTGAGGTAATTACCCGCACAAGCGGAGAGTCACTACGTATTCCTACTTACACCGCATACAGCACCGCGACACAATATGCCGCTGGTTCTGCTATCGCTGAGTCGGAGCCAACTTTTGACAGCCTCCTATTGACCCCGAAGAAAATCGGTTTTACAGTTCAGCTCGCAAACGAACTTCTAACCGATGCGGGATTTGATATCGAAGCCGTTATCGCTGAGCAAGCTGGTAACGCCATCGGTTTCAAAATTAACGACCTCGCAACCGTTGGAACCGGCTCGACCCAAACCACGGGTATCGTAACTGCCGCTTCTTCTGGTGTAACTGGTGGCACAACCACCTTTACCGCTGACCAGCTAATCGACCTTCAGTTCACTCTAAACGGTGCTGCTCGTCGTCTGCCTGGTGTCGGATATATGGCAAACACGACCTCTATGGGCGTAATGCGTAAGCTAAAGAGTGACGACGGCAACTACCTCTACACGGTAAACGTTGGCGCTCCTGACGTGTTCGCTGGATTCCCAATCTATGAAAATCCTGCTATGAGTTCACCTGCTACCGGAGTAAAGTCCGTGCTATTTGGTGATTTCAAGTCATACAAGATCGTAACCACAGGTCTAGACGTAGCAACCTCGTCCGATGCATACTTCGTAAACGACGTAACCGCTTACCGTTTCACTTACAGGTTCGATGGTGGATTGACCCACGCGGCTCACGTGAAGTATCTGGTTCACGCATAGTCGATAAATAAGCCGGAGGCTCGCTCTTGTAGGTTGGAGCGGGCCTCCTTTATTTTCTGGTATGTTTTTTCTATGACCTACAAACTGAAAGGCGCGGTAGCCATCGCCTCTAACTCCATTGGCTCATCTACCGGATACGGCGTTCAAGGGCAATACTTAGCCGAGCGACTTCTAAAGCACGGAGTAAAGGTAGCTAACTTATCCAACTACGGCCTAGAAGGTCGTATTGACAAAATACGCACACCATTCGGCGAGGTAAAGCATTACCCACGCGGACACGTTCTTTATTCCGAGGATGTTATGCCTATCTGGGCAAAAGACTTCTTCGATGAATACCCGAAATTGCACAACATTCTTTTTACTCTTTACGACGTTTGGGTATACAACAACCTTCAATACGACGGCAACATAGTTAGCTATGTGCCACTAGATCACACAACTCTCCCGCCGCTCGTTGCTAAGTTCCTACTCCGCACGAATGTAACGCCTATAACTATGAGTCCGCACGGTCAAAGGCAGCTCGAAGCGGCAGGTATTGACTCGACCTACATACCTCATTCGGTCGATACAAAGATTTTCAAGCCAACCGATACCTATAAGGGTATGAAGATTCGTGAGTATTTAGAAGTTCCCGAAGATGCTTTCCTAGTGTCGATGGTTCAAGCTAATAAGGCCAACGGCCAGATTCACCGTAAGGCTTTGGCCGAGCAGTTACTAGCGTTCTCGATGCTCCGAAAAGAAAATAAAAACGCCTACCTTTATCTACATATGGAGCCAAATAAGGTATTCGGGGGATTCGATATCGCCAAGCTACTTAGAGCAGTCGGACTAGACCAATCTTGCGTTCTAATAGCCGACTCGGATACGCTCCGCGTAGGATACCCTCAGGAGTTCCTAGCTGGCGTTTATACGGCCTCAAATGTTCTCCTAGGGTGTTCCTATGGTGAGGGCTTTGGAGTGCCTGTAATCGAGGCTCAGGCTTGCGGAACACGTGTTATCACGAGTGGGTTTGCAGCCACTCAAGATTTAGCCGGTTCTGAGTCTTGGTTAGTCGGTGGGCAGCCCTTCTGGGATGAAGCCCAGCAGTCCTTCTTTTCCATCCCATTCGTCCAGTCGATCTACGAAGCCCTAAAAGAAGCTCAGGATGCACCGCGAGGAGTATCAGAATCTTCTATTGAGTTCGCTAAGCAATTCGACGTAGAAACGGTTTGGAATAATTACTGGCTACCATTCTGGAAGAAGCAATTTGAAAACAACGATTAGCCTCCCGCTGGCTATCTGGGGAACTGGCTACGGAGAGTTTTTACCTCGCTGGCTAGAGGCCGTTCACCGATTGAATCGCTTGCCGGATGAAATTGTCTTGATAACTGACTGGAAAAACAGACACCTAAAGGAATTAGTAGATACCGATATTCCGTTCAAATCTGGCTATCTGCACGTCGAGGATTACCGACTATGGGATTACGCTTGCCGACAGGCGACTTCGCGCTGGCTTGCTTTTTGTAACGCTGACGATGAGTTCTTACCTGGGGCGCTGGATTCCATAGATCAGGCAGAAGCCGAGGGCTACAACCTGATATTAGATTCTTTGATTGTTCGGCAAACTGGACACATATGGCGAAGCGAGTGGGATGCGAACATAATGCCTCACCGGTTTACGATGGTCGGCGCTGAGCCTATGACCAAAGAACTTTATGAGCAAGCGGGAGGGTTCAACCCTGAGTTTCAATTCCCAGACTGGGCTATGGCCGTGCATATGGTTCATAAGTCACTAGCCAAGCCATTTAGATCTAACACGGAACGCGCTTTATTTGACTCTGGGCGTGACCGAATCACGATGAGCGGAGAGCAACAAAACGCCACCGTAAAAACCGCTGGCACGGCTCAGGTTCACGACCTAGCTAGAAGCCTCGGACTTCTATGAAAGTTCTAGTCTTAGGCGCTTCTGGGATGCTCGGACATCGAGTAGCCAAAACCCTTAGCGACTTAGAACTTATCGCGCCTACCCGCCAGGAATACAACGCCTTCGATTCGCTAGATAAATACTTGCTCAGTAGTGACGACTGGATTGTAAATTGCATTGGAGCAATACCGCAAAAAGGAAAAGATGCGGACGAAATGAAAAGAATAAACGCTGATTTTCCTAGCTGGCTTGCCCACAACACTAAAGCCCGCATTATTCAAATAGCTACTGATTGCGCCTACAGCGGTTACACCGGGAGCTACAACGAACTAAGCCTTCGGGATGCTAGGGATGGCTACGGTATGACGAAGATAATGGGCGAGGGAATTGCGGCGATGCGACTTAGATGCTCAATAATTGGCTCCGAACTGACCGCTAAAAAGTCTTTATTTGAATGGGTAAAGAATCAGCCTCAGGGCGCAACCATAAAGGGCTACATAAATCACCATTGGAACGGCATAACAACCGACGCGTTCGCCAAGATAGTTCGTGGAATAATAAAAAAAGATACCTACCACAACTTTATTCAGCACGTCATTCCAGCCAACCAGGTAACTAAATACGAGCTAATCAAGCTCATAACTCAGCGGCTAGGCAGAACCGACATCGAGGTAATCCCGACCATCGCCGAGCCGATAAATCGAACCCTGACTACGTTCTTTCCCGACATAAATAAAAAACTCTGGAACTATGCCGATTATCGCTACCCTCCTACTATCGAAAAGCTAGTAGAGGAGATGGCGGTAGACTAGAACTATGCCTATCACTAATGGATATTGCTCCCTAAACGAAATCAAGGCCGCGGCTCGCATAACTGACACGGTAGACGACACGCTACTTGAAATCTGCGTAGAAGCCGCTAGCCGACAGATTGACCGCGCTTGCGACCGCATCTTCTATAACGCTGGAAGTGCCGTTCGCGTTTACCTACCTACAGATCCTTACGCGGTTGAAATTGACGACCTAGTAAGCCTGACTACGCTAAAGACTTCTTCTGCCGCTGACCAAAACTACGACGTAACTTGGACTTCTGCCGACTACGAACTTGCTCCCCTAAACGGACGAGTTGGCGGTAGCTATTCTCCATTCACCGATATAAAGGCTATTGGCGATTATCTATTCCCAATTTGGACAACTAATACGACAAATAGCAACGAAGCAACCGTGCAAGTTACCGGAGTTTGGGGATGGAGTGCCGTGCCTATCGACATAAAGCAAGCAACCATTCTTTTAGGTATGAGGCTTTTCAAGCGCTACGACTCTCCTTTAGGCGTTGCAGGATTCGGCGACATCGGAGCTATCCGCGTTGGTCGTATAGATCCTGACGTAGATGCCCTTATTGCTCCGTTCAAGAAGGTAAGTGCCGCGTAATGGCAGCCGTAACCGTTAGCCAGATTCGCGATGGCTTAGCTGCCAGGCTTGCCACCATTACCGGACTTCGGACGGCTTCGGTCATTCCTGACAACCCAGCACCTCCTCAGGCCATCGTTCAAGTAAATAACGTTGCCTTCGATGGAGCTTTTGCAAAAGGACTAACTACCTACACTTACGTAGTTTCCGTTATTGTCGGTCGAGTATCAGAACGCCAAGCGCAAGATCGCTTAGATGCATTTACTTCGACCTCTGGAAGCCAGTCCGTAAAGCTGGCTATTGAAGGGGATAAGACTCTCGGCGGTATCGTTTTCGATACACGCGTTACCGAACTGACTGGCGTTAGTGCGGTATTATTGGGAGAGGCAACATACCTCGCGGCGAACTTCGCCGTGACCGTTTATGCAGAATAAATAAGGAGAAAACCGTGGCCAAGTTCGTAGCGACTGACTACAACGTAACAATCAACGGCGCTAATTTTAGTAATGACTTGGCAGCCGTTACCCTTGACATCACCGCCGAGGAGCAGGAAACAACCGCTTTCGGTTCAACTTTTAGAAGCAGGGTTGGCGGACTAAAAGACGCAAGCATTACCCTCGACTTCCACCAGGACTTCGGTGCTGCTTCCGTAGATGCGACCCTATGGCCGCTACTCGGAACCAACGCAACCGTAGTTATCAAGCCAACCAGCGGAACCATCACCGCAACCAATCCGTCATATACTGGCGTATTTTTGGTTACGGAATACCAGCCTTACGCCTCGTCCGTCGGGGATTTGGCCACGTTAAGTGTGTCGTGGCCGCTGGCTAGTGGTTCGGTGACTCGCGCAACCGCATAAGGAAAACTAAATGCAAATCAACCTACTAACAACCTTCAGCGACGGCAATAAGAAAACGATTAGCGCTACCGCGGCGGATCTAGTTGCCTTCGAAGCTAAGTTTGACCTCAGCGTGGCACGCCTTGAAAAAGAAGTGAAACTAACGCACCTGCTATTCTTGGCGTGGCACTCTGAGAAAAGAACAAAAGCAACAGCCCTAGAGTTCGAAGCTTGGGTAGAAACCGTTATCGGTGTAGAGGCTGAAGAAGTAAAAAAATAGTTGGGCTAGGCGATAGCTCCTACCATTGGCTACTCGCTCACCTAGCCTACGAATACAAACTAAGCCCACGCGAGCTAACGGAATTATCTCCGAGGATGCTTTGGACGATGGGCCGTTACCTCGAAGGTCTAAATAAGAAACAACGCCGGCGGTAGAATTGAAGGGTTAGGAGCTACCGCGTGATAGGCATAGAAGAAGTAGATGCTGCAGAACTTCGCAAAGTTCTAAAAGTATTGAAAGCGATAGACCCCGAAACCTCAGCAAGCCTACGCACAAATCTAAAAGGCCCGCTAGTTCCACTAGCTCAGCAAGTAGCGAGTGCTGCACCGCAAGAAGCTCCCCTATCTGGATTCGCGAATAATGGCCCGACTGGCTACGCCGCTCCTAAAGGCAAGGTTTCCTACACGCCAGGTAAAGGGCGAACCGGAGCTAAAAACCTTATTTCTCTCCGCATAGATTCTGGTAAAAAGCGCGGTTTCTACATCGCCGAACTAGCTGGCTCTAGATCTACTGGCTACACCGCCAGCGGTCGCGCTCTTATTGAGCAACTAAACGCACGCTACCCGATGAAGGGCAAAGGCGGACGTTTTGCTTACAAGCAATTCAGATTCATTAGACCGGACGTTGTAAGAATTGCAACCAATATTCTCAACAACACATTCAAAGACCTAGAGAGGATGCTCGACTAATGGCTATAAACCTCCCCATAGTTTCTAAGTTTGAAGATAAAGGCGTAAAGCAAGCCGAAGGCGCTTTTGGCGGACTTGGTAAAACTCTAGGCAAGCTTGGCGGACTTATTGCCGCTACCTTTTCCGTTACAGCTATAACGAACTTTGCTAAGGAATCTTTAGCGGCTGCCGAAGGCGTGCAGGTTGCTAACCAGCGTCTAGACCAAATTGCCTCGTCGATGGGTATTTTCGGTGCTGAAACTCAGGCCGTTACAGAAAGACTAAAGGCTTATGCCGAAGCTAATGAGCTAAATCTAGGCACGGATGCAGAAGTAATAAAGGCAACTCAGGCAAAGCTTTTAGCTTTCAAGGGATTAGCCGCGAGTGCCGATGAAGCTGGCGGAGCTTTTGATAGAACAACTAGAGCATCTTTAGATTTAGCCGCGGCAGGTTTTGGAACCGCCGAGGGTAATGCGGTCAAACTTGCCAGGGCTTTAGAGGATCCGACAAAAGGCTTAGCTGGTTTAGCTCGTATGGGCGTGGTTTTTACCGATGCCGAAAAAGAAAAAGTAAAAGCCCTAGTCGAATCTGGTAATGCACTAGAGGCTCAAAATCTAATCCTGGCTGCCGTAGAAACTAGAGTCGGCGGAACTGCCGAGGCAACAGCTACAGCTTCGGAGAAAATGGCTCTAGCCTTCGACAACGTAAAAGAAACCGTTGGCGCTGCCCTTCTGCCGGTGTTTGAGCAACTAAGTCTTTCGCTTCTTCCGCTTATCGAGTCAATAGCTCCTATGTTGGCCGAAATATTTACGGCCCTCATTCCGGTATTTGACGAAGTGGGCAAGATTATCCCTGATCTAATAAAGGGATTTATGCCGCTTCTATCGGTGTTTACCGACATTATCGTTGTCGTAGCCAGGCTGGCTATTCAGCTCCTACCAATATTCGTTTCAATCTTGAACGCCATCCTACCTATCATCGCCGCTATTTTGCCAGTCTTGGCTACATTCTTAGAGGACTTGATTACACCATTAGCTCCGGCAATCTTGGAAATAGTAGAGGGCTTTATGCCCTTGATAGATGCTCTACTTCCGGCGTTCGTTCAACTACTTAGGACGCTGCTACCAGTTATTACCCAGCTACTTCTTGACGTATTCGTTCCTTTAGCGCCAGCCATTATCAGCGTGGTCGAGGCCATAACGCCACTATTGCTAACAATCCTGCCGCCGCTAATTGACCTAATAAACACGCTTCTAATCCCAGCTCTAGAGTTTGCTACGGCGGTATTCGCCGCCATTGTAGAGAACGGTATAAACGTTTTACAGTCTGGGCTATCAAGCCTTAGCGCGTTTCTAACGCCTTTTGCCGAGGGATTTAAGTCGGTATGGCGCGATATCAGCGGCTTCGTAAAAAGCACTATAAACGGCATCCTTGGCTTTATACAGGGCTTGGTAAACGGTGTAGTCGATGGAGTGAACTCCGTAATCGGAGCGCTAAACACAATAAAAGTCGATATCCCTAGCTGGATACCAATGTTCGGCGGGCAATCATTCTCGCTAAACCTGCCACGCGTTGCACGTATCAGCATCCCGCGCTTAGCTGAAGGCGGTATCGTAATGCCTCAGCCTGGCGGAGTCCTGGCTAACATCGCCGAAGCGGGCAGACCAGAAGCCGTAATTCCATTAGACCGTCTAGGCAATATGGGAACTACAAATAACACCTACAACATAAACGTAAATGCGGGTATGGGCGCTGACGGCTCTCAGATTGGCCGCCAGATCGTAGACGAAATCCTAAAGTTTGAGCGTAGTTCTGGCCGAGTCTTTGCGAGGGCATAGTGGCCGAAAATAAAGTCGAAATTGGTTTTGACCTATCAGGAAACCCTAACGCTCAGTTTGCCAAGCTGGACGATGCCTTCTATGGAATCCTCGATGCTCCGCAAACCATCCTTGGCGGAGCGCTCTATTACGACGTAACGCCGTTCGTTCTTGAATACGACATAAGCCGCGGTAAGTCTAGGCAACTAGATAGGTTCCCCGCTGGACGTGCCACGGTAAGACTTGACAATAATAATCGCTGGTTCGACCCGCTTTACGAGGCATCGCCTTATTACACTCAGATTATTCCCAAGCGTTCGGTTAGGGTAACTTCGAACGACATAATTCAGTATGAAGGTGTCGCGGACGACTGGGATATTTCCTATGCGCCAGAAGGCAACTCAGTTTCTTCTTTGGTCGCCTCAGATGCCCTAGCTAATTTAGCTAACCAGACCTTGACCGGTGGCACGGCTACAGCTCAATACACCGGCGAAAGAATAATAGACGTTCTAGCAGATCCAGGCGTGGAGTGGCCAGCCGACCGCGTTATAGCCGAAACAGGTCAGCAATACCTACAGGCGGACGTAATCCCTGCCAACCAGGATGCAATCGCCTACATAGAGAAAATCGTAAACAGCGAGCCAGGGGTTTACTTCATAAATAAACAGGGCTTTTTCGTCTACAAAGATAGACAAGGCTCTACCGCTGGAACGCCGGTTCTTTTTGCGGACGACGGAACAGGAATCCCCTATCAAGCCATTTCAGTTATCTACGGCTCCGAGTTCCTATACAACCAGATCGTAATTGAGCGCCTAAACGGTGGCACGGCAACGGCTAACAACCTCGATAGCCAAAACACCTACGAAATCCTAAATTACACACTCTCAGGGCTACCGCTAGATAACGATACAAGCGCCGGCGACTTAGCAGATTATTTAGTAACTAAGTTTGGCGAGCCAGAATACCGCTTTGAGCAGGTCGAAATTGAGCTAACTGAGCTTACTCAAACTCAGCAAACTCAAATCCTCGACCTTGAAATAAACGATTACGTTCAAGTAAAGTTCACGCCGAATAACGTGCCTCCTGCTATAAATAAATACGCGGAAATAATAGGAATAGGGCAAAGGGTTACGCCTACTTCGCATAGGGTAGTTCTAAAGCTGGCAAGCACTTCTTACGGCTTCTTTACGCTTTCAGATTTAGTCTTTGGTAGACTTACCGAAGATAACGTTTTAGGTTATTAGGAGAATCGTGGCTGGCTGGAAACAATGGGCTAATTCTGAGGTCGTAAACGCCGTAGACTTCCAAAACTACCTACAGGATCAGGTCGTCCAGGTATACGCAACTAGCGGCGCTCGCGGTTCCGCGCTCGGAACTGCCGTTAGCGCTGGAATGATGAGCTACCTAAGCGGCTCTACTGCCCTCGAAATCTATAACGGTTCGTCTTGGGTATCGGTTTCAAGCCCTGGCGACATTACCGAAGTTACGGCTGGAACTGGTCTTACTGGCGGTGGAGCTTCTGGTGCGGTAACACTAAACGTAAACACCGCGGCTATCTTTGCATCGCCTACCTTTACAGGAACCGCGGTTCTCGCGGCAGGAACGGTTACAGGCGATTTGGTCGTCGGTGGCAATCTTCGCGATACAGGTTTTACAGCTTCTCGCGCTCTAGCAACGGACGCAAGCCTAAACATCGTTACATCTTCCGTAACTTCTACGGAGCTTGGCTATCTATCAGGCGTAACCTCGGCCCTACAAACTCAGATAAATGGAAAACTAGGTCTATCAAATGCCGCTATCTCTACCGCTACGGTTGGTTCGGTGGTTGTAAGAAACATCGCTATTTCGACTGCCGCGGCTTCTGGTGGTAATGACGGCGACGTTTGGCTACAATACACACCATAAGGGGAACCAATGCCAGCGAATACGAGAGTAAGCGGAAGCTATAAAAACGTATCTAAAATTAGCGTAAAAGTCGGCGGATCTTGGAAAGACGTTTCTAAGGGCAGCGTAAAGGTTTCTGGTTTTTGGAAAGACTTTTATTCTTCTGGTCTTTCGGTTCAATATCTAGTTATAGCTGGTGGTGGTTCTGGTGGCTATGGTCAGAGAAACGGTGGCGGTGCTGGTGGCGGCGGTGCTGGAGGATACCGTTGTAGCGTAACTGGTGAATCTTCGGGTGGTGGAGCAAGTGCAGAGTCTACTTTTAGTGCGGCACTAGGAACCAACTACACCGTAACTATTGGTGCTGGTGGTGCTGGTGTAAATGTTTATCCGAGCAGAGCGGATGGAAACGATGGTTCTAATTCAGTCTTTGGCACAATAACTTCGACCGGTGGCGGTGGTGGTGCTGGTGCAGACGTAAGAGCGACTGCCTACGCTGGTCGTTCTGGTGGCTCTGGTGGTGGAGCGGCTCATTGGGATTCAACAACTGGCGCTAATGGTGGAGCTGGAACAAGTAACCAGGGCTACAAGGGTGGGGATGTTCCTACTGCAATTTTGAATGGTGGCGAGCGTTCCGGTGGTGGTGGAGGTGGAGCTGGTGCAGTTGGTCAAAATGCGCAAAGTAACGTTCAATCGGGGGATGGAGGAAATGGTTTAGCTTCTTCTGTTACAGGCACTTCTGTAACTCGTGCTGGTGGTGGCGGTGGTGCTGGAAATCCAAGCGGCACAAACTTAGGTGATGGGGGAACAGGCGGCGGAGGCCAAGGAGGCGCGGGTGATGGCACTCGCCAAGCAACCGCTGGAACTGTTAATACTGGCTCTGGTGGTGGTGGATTATCTTCAAACCAATCAAATACAGGCTGGTCTTCTGGCAATGGCGGTTCTGGTGTAGTTATCCTTCGCTATCCAAACACCTACACAATTACAGTCGGCGCTGGACTAACCTCCTCGACTACAACCAGCGGAAGCAATAAAATAACAACGTTTACCGCTGGTTCGGGAACAATAAGTTTCGCCTAGAATAGACAAGAGGATATAAATGGCACACTACGCGTTCTTAGATGAAAATAACATCGTTACCCAGGTAATCGTCGGTCGTAACGAATGGGAGGTCGTAGACGGAATAAGCGACTGGGAAGCTTACTATGGCAATCTTCACGGCCAGCGATGCGTTCGCACTTCTTACAACGGCAACATCCGTAAGAACTACGCTGGAATTGGATATAGCTACGATGATGCTCGCGATGCTTTTATTCCGCCTAAGCCATACCCAAGCTGGGTTCTAAATGAAGAAACCTGCCGCTGGGAAGCTCCGATTCCTTACCCCGAAGAATCAGATGCCGTATATGCGTGGAATGAAGAAAATCAAACCTGGGATCTAATCCAGCTAACACTTTAGGAAATTATGAGCGGCTATAAAGCGTGGACTCCTGGCAACATAATCGCGGCCAACGACGTCCAAAACTTTTTACAGGATCAGACCGTTATGGTCTTTGCATCCAACTCAGTTCGCTCGACAGCTATTCCAGTTCCAACCGAAGGTATGCTGACCTGGCTAGAGGATGGAAATAAATACCAGTATTACAACGGAAGCGCCTGGGCAGATCTGCTAGTTCCAATTTCAGGCGGAACCGCTGGACAGCCTTACGTATCCGCTGGTGGAACGGCCTTCGCTGCTTTCGGAACTATGAAGGGCGAATACATAAGCACAACCGTTAGCGGAAAATCTGCCGCTTATACAGCGGTTGCGGCTGATGCCAATACAGCTCTAAACATTACGGCTTCTTCTAACGTGACTATTACAGTTCCCGACGTTTTGGCTAACATTGGCGACCGAATCGACATTATTCGCGATGGCGCTGGAACGGTGACAATAGCAGCTGGAACCGGAATCACGTCCTGGGCTGGTTCGGGAACGGCTGGAACCGGAGTCGGCTACATAATGAATGTTCGCTATACGGCTGCAAGCGTAATCAAAACTGGCTCTCAGCAATATCGAGTAATTGGCAGGATTGTTACCTAATGCTTCCGCTAGTGGTTATCGCTGGTAGCAATAATCAGGTAAGAGCGACTGGCGGCACTATTACCGATTCTGGTTCTTATCGCTATCACACTTTTACATCTTCAGACAATTTTGTAGTCCAGCAAGCTGGCGACATCGAAGTAATGGCGCTAGGTGGCGGCGGTGGCGGTGGCGATGGAATTACCGGTGGTGGTGGCGGTGCAGGAGGTATTTCACTAACCAGCGTTTTCGTTCGCGAAGGAACTTTTGCCGTAACAGTCGGAGCAGGTGGAACAACGACATCCTTAAAAGGAACTAATGGATCTGATAGCGGTCTAGGGCTTTTGCCCGCAGGTCAAGGTGGCGGTGCTGGTGGTGGTTCTTCTAGCGCACAACCCGACGAAATGAATGGTAACGGCGGTGGTTGTGGTGG